TGATGCGGGGGCTATTTCATTGAATACATATTTAGAAATGAACGGTCTTGACAAGTCAGACGATCAAGCAGCCGACAACATACCGTTTTTAAACGAAGGCACACAAAAAAGTTAAATTTTTAGTATATTAACGTCATGAAACTTGAGGAGAAAATAAACAAAGCGTACGGAACAAGAAACCTTGTTTTAAACATAAAGGACGTAGATACCGCAACAAGAAAGGTTGTTGGATACGGTTCAGCGTTTGACGTTATTGATTCTGATCGTGACGTAATAAGAAAGGGAGCTTTTGTAAAATCCATTCAAGAGAACGGACCTAACTCAACCGGGAACAGACGTATTGCAATGCTAAGAAATCACAATTGGGATTGGCAAATAGGTAAATTCCTTGAACTTGAGGAGGATGCTTTCGGGCTTCGTTTTGTTGCTCAACTTGGAACATCCTCAAAAGGTGATGATGCTTTAAGAGATTATCAAGAAGAGATTTTGAGAGAGCACTCAATCGGGTTCAATTATGTATCTGATAAAATCAAGTTTATTGATGAGTCAAATTTTGATGACAATGGGCATTGGGAAATAACAGAGGTTAAGCTTTGGGAGGTTTCGGGTGTTACGTTTGGAGCTAATGAGTTTACCCCGGTAATTGATGCGGCTAAAAGTGGAAACACAGAGGAAGCGTTGAGCAAATATCTTGAGCTTGAAAACTCGTTCATGAAAGCCATTAAAAACGGTAAAGGAACGGACGAGAGACAAGAAAGCTTAGAAGCTAGATTCAAGCAATTACAAGAATTAAGGACTTCACTCTTTGAGGTTAAGCCGTCCACTAAGGACACTAAACTTACAAACGAGCCGAATAATACAGAACAAGAGAAAAAAGAATTATTATTAAAACTTTGTAAACTTTAGAAAAATGTTTAAAACAAAATCAAAAGAGGAGTTAGAGGCTCTAAGCCCTAACAAATTACAGTCATACTTATTGGAAAAGATGACTTTCGAAAAAGAAGGAATGGAGACAAGAATCTCTGAGCTTGAAGGTAAAATGTCGGGAGCGGATTCAACTGAGCTTGATTCAATTAAATCTCAATTAGAGGTGTTGAAGATTTCAGCAACAGAACAAGGCGTAATCATGGCGAAAGTGTCAAGTTCATTGGCTGCGGCTAACGCGGTTCACGTTGTTGAGGGGTCTGTTGAAAAGGCTTTGACTGATCATGCAGAAGATTTCAAATCTGCAAAAGGAGGTAGACATGATTTCAGCTTTGAATTAGATATTAAAGCAGTTGGAGACATGACATTCGCTAACAACCTTTCGGGAGGAAACGTTCCTCAGGCTCAAAGGTTAGAAGGTGTTAATGATATTGCTGAAAGAGTTGCTCAAGCATACGGAAGAATACCTAAGTTAGTAACAGCAGGAAATACAATTGATTGGGTTTACGAAACAGCTAAAGAAGGTGCAGCAGCAGGAACAGCAGAGGGAGCAAGCAAGAATCAAATTGATAACAATTTTGTTGTAACGTCTGTTTCTTTATTGAAGCAAACTGCTTATTTCAAGGTGTCTACTGAGATGCTTGACGATGCGACTTGGATGGCTGCTTGGTTGAGAAATAAATTAGTTGTTAGATTATTCTTGAGAATTGATTCTCAGGTATTAGTTGGTGACGGAACTGGAACAAACCTTAACGGGATTTTAACTCAAGCAACTGCCTTTGCTGCTGGTTCTTTCGCTTTGACTGTTGATAACGCAAATGATGCTGATTCATTAGTTGTTGCAGCTAACCAAATTAGAACGGCTAATCACGGAGGAGCTTTGTCAATCTTTATGCACCCTGATGACGTAACAGCTTTAAAGCTTGTTAAGATTTCGGCAACTGATAAGAGATATGTTGACAGACTTTTACAAGTTGGTTCTAATATGTCTTTGGATGGTATTCCAATCATTGAAACAACTGCAATGACTCAAGGTGTTTTCTTAATCGGTGAGCTTGGAAAATCTCTAATCGCTGAAAAAGGTTCAATCTCTGTTGATGTTGGTCTTGATGGTAATGATTTTACTAAGAACATGAGAACCATTCTTGGAGAATGGAGAGGAGAGGTAATCATTGAGAACAATGATACAACTGCTTTTGTTACTGGAACATTCGCAACAACTAACGCAGCTTTAGAAACTGTATAATATAAATTGAGTAAAGAGGGAGGCTTCGGCTTCCCTTCTTAAACCCACAAAAACAAAATAAAATGGCTATTAGAAAAGCAGAAAAGAAAGCGAAATTACCAACAGATGTTGTTGAAATCGTAATTATTAAGGATCATAACGCAAATAACAAAAGACGAGCGTTATTGAAAGACGAATTGAGAAAGGTTTCTCGTGACGTTGCTGAAATCCTTATTGAAAAGAAAATTGCAAAGATGGCTTAATCTTTGAAGTTTGAACAGCTAACACCTCACGCCTTAGGGTTGTGGGGTTTTGGTGGTAAAAGACTTTAGTAAATGGCCGCTATCACAAATACAACAGATTTTATTGGAGAGGTTAATATTGCGCAAAATCAATACAGTTCGGAGGATCTAGCAAGTATTATTGATACGATCGAAGAAACAGAGCTAAAGAAACTTTTAGGCGTAGACTTATACATAAAATTCAAGGCTGACAACTTTGGTCAAGATGCAGGAAGCCGTGACAAGTACAAAGAGTTATTATCTGGGCTTCAATATACAGATCCATACGATACAGACTTAACAAAAGACTACACCGGGATCAAAAGGATGCTAAGGCTATTTATTTACAATGAATATTTATACATCCAAGCCGATCAAAATACAATAATTGGAATGGTTAAGGGTTCTTCAAGGAACGCAGAAAACCTAAGTCAAGGAGTTGTAAACGAGATCGGAGAAGCAAAGCAGAGAATCGGGGTTGATTTATACGATGACTCTCAAACGTTTATTACAAACAATAATGATAAGGAGTATTCGCCTACTTCTATAGTTGATCAAACTGGCAACGTTTATCTTGTTAGTTTAGCTTCAACAAAATATATTCTTGACGGTGACTCCGTTGAGATAAACGGGAAAGATTACACGGTAAGCAACTTAATAACGGATACAAGCTTCGAGATTAGTGAAACTTCCGGAACTGTTTTCCCATCAACATCAACAGTAAAATTCGAGCTATTCCCAACCTACAAAGGAACTAAAAAGAAAAAAGTATTTTTTGGAGGAATGATTTAATATTAAATTATGGCAGTAGTAATAACAAAACACGGAGCAGATGTAATTGTAGATTGATGACTCAACGGAGACTGAATCAGTAATGCTTAATTGGGATGATATCACNATGAGATCATCAGGTGATTTTATGGTTCTAACTCAAAAAGGGGTAATACATAGTGGAACGGATGAAATTAAAATCGACTACAACGATGTAACAACTCCTGCCGGAACTACAAGCGGTGAAAACTTGTGTGATACAATAGCTCAATTATTTTAAGACATGGCAACAGTAATAACAAAGCAAGGCAGTTCAATTTTAAAGATTGATGACGGTGTAGGGGAACCAGCCTACCTAAATTGGAAAGAAATAACAATCAGGCCGATTGGTGACTTTATGAAGGTAACTCAAGAAGGAGTAGTACATGATGGAGTTAATGAAATAAGTGTTGATTATAACAACGTAACAACTCCTGCCGGAACAACATCAGGAGAGAATCTTTGCGAGGTTGTTGCTGCATTATTTACAATTGCAGGAAGTAATAATGTAACAACAGCGCAAAGAAACGCATTAACACCTAGCATAGGTCAAGAGGTTTACGATACTGATTTAAAAAAGAAATTTATCTATAACGGTAATGTTTGGTTGGTTCCGGGTGAGTTAATCCAAATAACCAATAATGAAGGAACTGCTATTACGGAAGGTCAATGTGTTAAAGTCTCGACTTTAACGGACGATTCTTGCGAATTAAACATAAGCACTACAGATATAGCAACTATAGGAGTGGTTTTCGAAGGAGGTGCTAATGGGGCGGAAATTACTGTTGCTATCGCAGGAACTTGGAATGTATTATGTAACGATGCAGGAACTGTAGGGCGTAACGAACTTTGTTCTGCATCGGGTACAGCTGGTGTCGCTTCTGTTTCGGGATTTGGCGGTACGGGGGATTTTGCAGTAACATTGGAAGAAGTAATTTCTAGCGGTTCAGATGTTTTAGTTAAATCAATATTAACACCTACAGAAAGATTTTAATATGACTTATACAATAGATAGTGTGGTAATATTACCTAATGGCAACTTAAATATAACTTACACTTTAAACAGCGTGCAATCTACAAAAGAAGTAACTAAAGAAAAGATTTGTAATATCACCGCAGGGTGTTCAATGAGTTAATATGAAAGATTTCTTTAAAGACGATAGGGGAAATATGTCATCACTGAGGTTGAATTTATTTCTTACCTTGTTATTATCTATTTACGTTACGGTTTATCAAGTTCACTTGAATACAGTTGATTTAGGTCTTATAGCTATGCTTTTCGGTATAGTATTCGGAGCCAAAAACGTAGATACACACCTTAAAACAAAGCGGGATGAGTTGCACACCACAGACAGACAGAACGACGACAGCGGAAGTAATTGAGGCTATTATAGACACGTTAAGAGATACCGACTCAATTGATTCGATTGTTGATAACGCTAACGGTACCGCAACTATTAATGTCACATCAACGGGAAATGTTGTNGTTTCTCAGTATGCTTTGCCATTTATTACANTAGGAGGAGTTTCTTATGAGGTTCAATCATTGGTTGTTGATACATCGTTTTTAATAAGTTTTACTGGCTCAATTCCAGTTGGCACGACTTGGAAAGCTAACGCGCCTTATTTTCATTATGGGCAACCAGTTGAAATATCAAACGAGATTGACAAGATTAAAAAGGAGAAATCGAAGTACCCGGCCATCGTTTGGTTTGATCAAAACGAATCAGAGGAAGAGCTTGACGAGGTCAACCCGGTTCACATAGTTGAAGACATGGAGCTTTATTTCACAGACACNGCCAATTATNAAGATTGGAAAATTGANGAATACTATACGGGTAAAATAAAAGATATGTTCGATTTNAGCCTTGATTTTGTTCAAGCGTGCANGGATTATGTAGAAATAGACGAGTTAACTGGAACCGCTAAACGTACAAGGATGGCAAAATTCGGAGTTACTGTTGTAAGGAACGGGAAAGGATCAGCGGATACAATCTTCAATGACAATTTATCGGCTGTTCGCTTACGAATGGACTTACCTATTAAGAGATCGTTAAATGATAACTGTTGTTGATGGTTTGAAAAATGACTATTTTTAAGACTAATATTAATATAAACAATTAAATTTTTTACTATGAGTGATTTATGTCTTTGTGACAATACGCTTGGAAATTCACGCAGCAACTGTCCATCCATAGCGGAGGGCGCAGAGATGTTAATTTTCATGAGTACGTACAAACAAGATGGAACGTTGAATTTTATTCCTTTAGCTGATTTACAAACTCAAGCAGGGATAGACGCTTTTATCAATCAAGCTATTGTTGAAAACAGAGCGTTTCCACTTCCAAGAATGGTTGAGGTTGCAGATGTTAGAGGTGAAGCAATAACGCAGGAATTTAACGACGGTTCAATTGATCACATTAGAAAAGGAGCTAAAAACTTCGTTGGAAAAATGAAAAGAATTGGATACCGATTAACTGGTGTAATTGATGATTACAAAAAGGTTGATTGTGCTGCTATTATAATTGATGAAAAGAAAAACTTTAAGTTTTACTATGATCCTTCAAATCCTTTAAACGCTTACCCTATTCAAATTAATGAAGGGAGTTTAAATTGTGACGTTGAAGAGCACGTAACTGGATCAAGCATACAACTATCAATGTTGTCTTTTAACTGGGATAAAGCAATGGAAGATAAAAACCTTAGAACTTTATCGGCTCCAACAGCTTACAACCCTTTATTGTTAAGAGGTTTGTTTGATACTGTTTCTGTAATCTCAGGAATCTCAACAACTGGTTTTACAATGACGTTAACCGATGCTGATGGTTGTCCGATTTCGGGTTTAACTGATTCAGATTTCACGCTTGCTGAGTTGTCACCAACTCCGGGAGCGATTGTTATTACTTCTGTAACTGAAACAGTTCCAAATGAAAGTGGGATTTATACTTGGGTTATTCCAGCTCAAACAAGTGCAGACGTTTTAGCGGCTACATTGGCTAAAACTGGTTATGATAGTACTGGCGTAACTGCTTCAACTATTACAATACCATAATAATAAATAATCAAGGGGAGGTTTAACCGCTTCCCCTTCTTTAAATTCAANAATATGCAAGTATTAGGATTACCACACCATTTCAACCAAGAAGCCATCAAGCAAATGACTTGTGAAGAATTTGCAGAGGTTTTTGAAGGTAAGATCCAAGAAGCGCAAATAATCCCTGCATGGGAAGCGTTAACGGGTAAAAAAGCATTAAAGAAACAAGCACCAACCNAAAAGGATGAGGCTAAAAAAGTCAAGAAATCTGTTAAGCGTTCTGCTAAATAGGGTTATTTTTTTGATTAACGAGCGAAAAGGGCTGCATTAGATGTAGCTCTTTTTTTGTATCTTCCAATTATGGACGTTTTGATTGAGTTCTTAGAAGGGTTTAGGCAGAAGCTAGACATTGTAAACATTTTTGATTTCGTTATCAATACAGAGATCAAAGACTTAATCATTGAACTTAATCAGGACCAGTTATTTGATTTTGGTGAAGACTCGGAAGGCAAAAGGCTTTATTCATTCAGCCCACAACAACCTTATGCGCCATCAACTATAGTTTTAAAAGAAAGATCCGGGCTTCCATCGGATAGGTTGACACTATTCCAAACGGGTAAGTTTTACAGATCATTCACAGTTGAGGTTGAGGGTACTGATATTGTAATTGATGCAAACGGTCAGAAATCAAACACCAATCTATTCGAGGAGTATGGCGATGATATTCTCGGCCTTAATTCTCAAAATATGGCTATCTTTATTGAGAGATTAAGGAATGACGTAATCTTTTATATCCGACAAAAATGATACAACAAAATACGAGCATACATACGATTAAAGAGATCGAGAGGAGCTTTTCAGATACGTAAAGCAGAACTTTACAAAGGTATTGAGAGTATTCCGGTTTGGAATTATTACAAGGTTATTGAAACGAACAACCTTAAATACATGGCCAAAAGTGAGGACTATTCGAAGCCGTTTAAGTATGATAAAACTCAAGCTTTTATAAACTGGGAAAGGATAAGTGATCAATTTATAGAAGTGTTTGGAGTAAGCAGGGAGCAAAAAGATGCTTTACTTGATGATATTGAAATGGCGATAGCTTATTATGATTGGAAGATTGAAAGAATACCTTCGGCTAGATCAAGGTATGAACTATTAAGAAAACAAAAAGAAAAGGATTTAAAAGCATCTAACGAAAAAGGAACTTTAAAGAATCTGATATTTTATATTGAGCGAGAAATGGGGTTTAAGATTGATGAGAAAACTTTATCAGTTAAAGACTTTTTCAACTACATTAATAATTTATCAGAAATTGCAAAGAGCATAAAACAGCAAAGAGATGGCAAAAAAATTGCAGGGTAAAGAAATATTAGAAAAAGGGATATTCAAAGATCAGATTGAAGAAACCGAAACATTTCTAAAATTAGTCAAGGGCTTAAAAAAAGAGTTCAAGGATCTTGGTGCATCCATTAAATCAGACCTAGAAGGAAAGGGAGTATTTAAAGACCCTCAAGATATTAAGAAGACTCAGAAAGCAATTGAAGAACTAAATAACTCAACCGAGCAATTAATTAAGTTAGAGAAAGAGCAAGTAAAACTAAAAAAGAAACTCGAGAGCCTTGATTCAGGACAAGCAAAAGAACAAGCTAAGATAAGAGTACAGATTCAAGAGAAAAACAAAGCTTTAAAAGAAGAGGCTAAATTGTCTTTAGGGCTTGTAACTACTTATCAAAAGCAATCAAAAAAATTAAACGACCTTAGAAAGAGGTATAAAAATTTAGTATTAGAGCAAGGTAAAAACGCAAAAGGAGCTAAAGAACTAAAGAAAGAAATCCAAGAACTTGACAAGACTTTAAAGGACGTTGATGCAGAAGTTGGACAATTTCAAAGAAGTGTAGGTAATTACGAGAAGATTAACGCGGGCGCAAAGTCTTCATTTGCTTCATTGTCAGGGTTTCTATTAGGTGCTTTTGTCGGTTCACTAACCAAATCAAGAGAAGAAAGCCGTGTATTTTCTGAGACAATGGAGAAGGTTAAAAACTCCGTTAGGATATTTGCTTTAGCCATTAAAGACTTCTTTTTAAATATCGCCTTTCCTGCGGTTCAAAACTTCTTTTTAAAAGCTCAAAAAATGTCATTAGAGGCTAAATTGTTTTTCAGAGATTTAGTTCCTGATTACTTTAAGGATGCAGATGATATTGAAAGTATTAAGCTTTTAGAAGGACAAATAGAATCACTTGGTGAGACTATTAAAGCTAATGAAAAAATACTTGAAGGAGCTGAGAATCCTTTTAAAGGAATAACGGACAGAGTAAAAGAGGCTAATTCTGTTTTAGGTGAGTTTCTAGAGACTCAAGACAGACTTATTGATCAAAGAGCCTTATTGACTCAACAAGCTTTAGCACTTCAAAAATCAGAGGATGAATTGAGGGCGATTGCTGATGATGACACAAAAGCAATGGATGTGAGGGCTCAAGCTTTAAGAGGAGTAACTCAGGCTGAGTCTGATACTGCCAAAGCAAGAGGCGAGCTTCTTAATGTGAGTGA